TTAGTTTGTTTTTTCTCTTTCTGTATTCTTCTAATAAAAGCATAATATATTATTTGCGTAAAGTAAGCAAAAGGATTATTAGACTTTGCAGGATTAAAGTTTTTAAGATATTGTAAACAGTTTTCTATACCATCAGAAATCATATCATCTCTAAATGTATAGTTAATAAAATTAGGTCTGTAAGATAAGTGATTCGCAATCTTTAAAAAACATTCACCTATGTAATTAGTGACAGGTGGTGCTTTTCTTTTTCTTTTTTCTGCCTTATCACACTTATCCTTATACTCTATCATCGCCTGTAGAAACTTTTTGTTATCTACATAATGTGCTGATCTTTTTCTAGTTTTAGTCATAGTTTAATTATATCACATTCTTTGTTATTGTCAAGGACCTATCACATCATCCAGTTATATATTGCTCTTAAAGCAAGCAGTAAATACATAAGTTCCATTAATGCTCTAGGTATATCTTTATCTTTTATGCCCATGTATATCCATATTGTACAGGATACTGTAGCAATTGCCCAACCCACCCATTGTGTGTTAGGGTCTGCATTTGAGAGTATGTAGGCACCTATCATAGCGAGTATGAAACCCAGCCATCTCATGCCATCTAGTCTTTTGTAAAATCTAATCTTCATTGGTGCTTGACATAATCTAATTCTGTTGTTATAATACCCATGTGGGTTGTTACCGAGAATACCTAGCTACCCTCTAGTGCAACTTCTTTGAAGGCATTTTAAGTAAGTCAGCGACTTCTTTTATATCATCTTTTGTTATATCATTCTCATAATTGGAAGCGGCGTTATCTAACTCCTCTTCCGACATTTCTCTTTCAATAAATCCTGGTAAGGCCTGTTTTGCGTGTTCTAGTGAGTGTGAAAGATCACTATATCTTTTAGTAAATGCTGGTGTGGCATTGCATATTGTAATAATTTTATCAACAGGAATAGTAACTATTTTCTCATCTGTAAAACCAACCCATTTTACTAGTGCAATATAATCAGATATACCTTGTTCAGTAATACGAGGTACGTATTTGATTAGCATAGGTTCTTGTAACCTTAATAGTTTAGAGTTTTCAGGTAGTTGATTTTTATGTAAAGGAAACTTACAACAGATTTCCTCTCCAGAAACCAGTCTGATTATCTTAACCTGTTTATCTTCAGTACGATTAATCATATAACTATTTATCTTTCTTAAGCGTTAGTATGGCACAATGAGAGCCGCCAGTATGTTGAATTATATCGTATTGTTCTATAGCACATTGTTTAAAAGCCTTCATATTATAATAACCTTTGTTTGTATTCTTATCTTTTTCACCTGGTATGTAATCATGGAATACAATTTTAAAAGAGTCCTTTGTACGTTTAAGTATTTCTTCACAATCACCTTTACCTATAGAGCCATCAATGAAAACAAAATCAAAGTCATAATGTAGATAGTCATTCCAATAATCTTTGCTTTCACATATAAATCTGTTTATATCTATATTATATTCAAATATATCGTTTCTGTCAATGGAGTACACCTCACAATTTAGTTTTAAAGCTGCGGAACTTTTGCCCGTACCTGTACCTATCTCTAATGCCTTTTTACAGCCATTGCTTTCTTGTAATAAAAACTTAAAGTCTTCGTCTGAAATCATTTTAAATCCACGCTGTGTATTTCATAGTCAAAGCCTTCTCTATTATAGATGTTAACTCTTTCCTGAAAGTGTGTTAATGTGAAGTTCTTTTTATCTTTGTATGTAAGGTCGTCTGAAATATCATAGACTGTAGCAGACTGTTTCTTATCGCCGACACGAAGCCCACGTCCTATAGATTGTAATATTCTTATAGGTGATTTACTAGGGCTACTAAAAACAATATTGTGTAAATTACGAATATTGATACCAGTGCTAAAGGTGCCGAAAGAAGCGATAATAATTGCGTTATCCGACTTTTCTGTAATGGCTCTGATTTTTTCTCTATCATTTGTTTCAGTTCCCCCATAAACGAAAAACACTTTTCGCTTTGGGTCTACTTTTTCTTTAATTAATTTATATAAAATCTCTCCGTGTTTTTCAACAAGTTGAAATAGACACAATGTATTACCATTAAGTGCTAAGGTTAGATTTCGTATGTATTTATTACGAGCATTATTTTGAGTTAAGTATTCTAGTTCTTCAAAGTATTTTACACCATATACTTTTTTAGCTTCTGTTTCAGGATACTTTAAGTTCAGACATTTTATTTTTAGATTTGCAAGTTGTTTTCTTTCAATCAATTCTGAAGTAGATACAACCTTGTTGACCATACCAAATAGACCTGTCAATACTAACTTGTGTGTTTTACTATCATCTAACGTACCTGTAAGACCTATTCTATATTTACAATCTGTTAGTTTAGTCATTATCTTTGTCAATGATACAGCCTTAAATAAGTGTGCCTCGTCACCTATAACTGCACCATAGTCTTCAAAAAATTGTTTAGGCATTTTGTATAGTGATTGCCATGTTGATACTACTATACGTTTATCTTCATCTATATCATAACCATGATATTTTCTACTGACATTTGTTTCTACATCAAAACCATAGTCTTTAAAATCTTTGTATAATTGTTCTACTAATGATGTTGTTGGCACAATGATTAGAATATTGTTGTTTATCATATTCATATAGTGCCTGACAAGCATGTATATAATAAGTGATTTACCAGAGGCAGTCGGAGATAAAACTAGACCTCTTTCATATTCTAATGCAAACTTAAAAGCCTTAATTTGATAGTCCCTCGGAGTGATAGACAGATCGTAAGACTTGATTAAGCCGTCTATATCGGCGGCTGTGACGTTGCTATGTGCAAGGATTTCACTAGATTCGACTATATGTACATCTTTCTTCTTACACCAGTCTTTTAGATAAGGATATAATCCAACATATAATTGACCTGTAGCATACGAGTATAACCGTATTTTACCATCCCAAACTCTATTACGAAATTGAGGTGTAAACTTGTAACCAGGTACTTCAAACGAGAAATAATCTGATAACTCTCTACGGATGCTTGCGTCTGCGTCAATACGTAGGTACACGTCATTGACCTTGTCAACTATGATGTTTTGCATTTTAGATTACGCCAGATGTAAACTTACGCCAGTCTATAGCGTTCTTTATTTGAAAACCACGATTAGAAATAATCTTAACTGTTCTATCTAGGTAGTCAACAACACTTTGTATATAAGTTACTTTTTGATCTAACTTAATAAGTTCATCATCTGATTTAAGATATTTGTCAACATCTTGTTTTAATATTTTTAAATTAAAAGGTTTTACTTGATACACACTAGGGTCTGCCTTGCCTGTATAGTATTCCCATTTTTCTCTTGTTAATCTTGCCAAGTCTTGCTCAGCCTTCTTCAATAGATTAGTATATTGATTATGAAACTTCATATACTTGTTGTGTAGTTGTGGTGTTTTTAATGATTCTAAATCAAGTTCAGTATCATTTATTTTTAGGTCTTCATCGGCGAGTGCCTGTAGTTCGTCAAATGTCATAATATCTCCATTATATTGTTATAGTATATATTAAGTTAATAAGTCTGGGATTTCATATGCCTTATCAATACCTTTTTTTAATTCCGTTTGCATCCTTCTATCTAACTCGTTTGGTGACTTATAGTTAGGGTCGTAAAATTCTTCTAGTTCAGGAAATACATCAAACAAATGTGATTCCCATTTAGTGCCTACATAGTACCTGTCTTGTTGCAACAAGTATTGAAATGTATCTTGTATATTTACATCTGAATCAGGTTTCTTTTCTAATGCAGCTACAATATCGGGAAACTTTGAATATTTTATTATTAAATCATCTTTTATTTTTTTAGGTAAATTATGTACTGCAAAATGTTTTGGGTTTTCTAACATAGCCCAATTGATTTGATCTATAACAGGATTGTCTTTGCACCAATCTATAACTTCATAAAATCTCATAACACTTAAAAAAGAAACTAGACCATTGAAATCTACAACTGCATTAGGATATTTTTTGATTTTTTCTATATTGTCAACTAGTTCAGGCCAATCTGTTCTTCTTCTCATATACTCAATAGTTTTACCTACACCATCTACAGAACCAACCATAGTTACAAGTTTAAAATGGGGTATATACTTAAACATATTATGTTTACCTCTTGCCATTTTTGTCATGTTTGTTTGAAATTTTATAATAATTTCTTTTGAATCGCCACTATCTATTAAGGCCTGTAACATCTCATATTGTCTTTTCATAATAAGTGGTTCACCACCTATAATTTTTATACTACGTGTGTAAGGTGCTAATTCTAATATTTGTTCTATAGAACCTGGAGTATTATCTTCTAATACTTTCTTTAGTTTTTTACCTACTAATTTATATTTTGATTTTAATTCGTTTGATTCTTGTATACCAACACCTGCGTTTTCTTCAGTCCATATTTCATTGTTCCATACACCACTTTCTGCTACTTTCATTCTTGTAGTTGAGTTAGCATGAAGACACATAAAACAATCTAAATTACACTCTGAGCCATATATCTTTAATTGTATTTCTAATACCCTTCTATCAAGTTTATATTCACCTGTTTTTCTAAATCTATCTGCTATGTGCTCAATGTCGTCCCAGAACCAATGATTATTTGTGTGAATTTTTAAACAATTTGTTCTTCTGGATCTGCCATATTTTTCTTCATCTGTAACACATCTTGTACAAAGTTTTTTAGTCCATTTTAAAGGATCTTTTTGTTCCTTTATAGGTGTTGTCATTTCTTTTCTCAATACATTCATATAAGCACTTTTGTGCATCCAATCTTTTAAAGAAGTATTTTTTATGGTACTAACTTTATCAGGTTCTGCAAAACAACACGCTTGATATCTACCATCTATTTCGTTATATAATTGTGTAAAAGGTATACCACACCAAAATATTTCTTTACTTTTTGCTTGTTCTACTATTGATCCTTTTTCAGCAGCTTTCTTTTTGCCAAGCTCTGACATGTTTTCAGGTCGCCACCATTCTGTAGTGTTGACGTTACCTGGCATTGATAGGTCGCCTGGACCACCTCTTGTCATATATTCGGGAAGTTTTAAATCTCTAGGTCTTACACGTACTGTCATAATATTATATATGTTATAATTAAGTAGTTGTTTCTAATGTGTCACTACCACTTACATTAGCAAACTCATAAAGTTTATATTGAAACGTTACACTTGCTGTTAAGTAATTTACATCTGTTGCTTGTTGATTGTAATCTAAACCAGATAATGATATTGGGTAAATATCTCTAAAACGTACTTCTATATTTGAATTGTTTTTACTTGTTAATATAAACAATGTAGCGTCTGAATACAAACCACCATCATCTGAAGTTTGTTTTACAACTTGTCCCAATTCTTTATTGTAAGTTTCGCTTGTTGTTGTAGGATATCTGTCTGATCCTGCAGCCTGTAATGATCTAAATTGTGAATGATCTTTAGGAAATCCAAGACCAGTCATCCAACCATGTATCTCTCTATAGTTTTCTAAATTTTCATCTACTAAAAACTGTATGTTTAATGTATCGTAATCTAGTTTATCACCAGGTATAGGTATATCTTTAAAAGGTGTAGCTTGTGCTGATGAACCTAGTGTAATACCAGGCACATTTGCTGTAGTACAAAAATATTCTACTTTAGGTAACTTGATTATAGAAAACTTAAACTGTGTAGGACTAGCATAGTCCAGTTTAGTTGGTTGTCTAGTGTATGAGTTTGTTACTGTCATACAGCTATTTATCTGTTTGTTTATCTACTTCTTGCCATTCTTTTTCTGTAGCTTGTTTTTCTAGTTGTTTTTCAGGTTCAGTTAAAACAATTTCTTTTTGTTCTACTTTTTTAATTTTTTCTTCTAATTCTTCTAATACATTTGGCTTAGGATTTAAATAATTAAGACCTAATGCTAATAACGTAATAATACTACCTACTACTAATATTCCTAGAAGCTCTTTAAATGGTGTTTTTTTCAACATGGGTATTTCTTTATAAATTGTTATTCTTTCAGTATAAAACATAATCTACTTTTATTTATG